TAAGGCGCTTAATAGCATCCTCTTGCAGTCCCATCTGAGCTAAGAAAGAGGCAGCAGCTATAGTTTCCTCATCTCCAAATAAAGTAACTTTTTGTAATTCTCTAGCCTGTTCTGTTAGGTTTTGAAAAGCATCTTTATTATCTCCTAAAGCTGTTCTAAGTTTTGCCTCTGCTTTGGCTTGTGTATCAAATGCTTTTACTGATGCTGCTGCAAAGGCAGTAAGAGGAGCAGTAAGGCTTAGGCTCATACTCTTACCTATGCTTTTAAGTTGTCGAGCAGTTCGTTTAAAGCCTTTCTGCGCTCGCTTCATTTTGCTCTCAAAATCTGAGATATTAGCGCCTAGCTTTATGTTTACATTTTTAGCCATTTCTTTTTATTGCTTTGCTTCTTTGCTCCAAATACTCTAGCCTTTGTTTGCTCATCTTTGGAGCTGTGTTTTTTTTGTCCCAATCAAAAGGCCATAATTTTTTGGGACTTATGCCCTTGCCTTTTTTGGTGTGTGGCATTAATAAGGTGGATGCCAATAATCTAAATCGCTCCCATTCATTTATATCTCTTTGCCTCTCTAACTTTTCAAACCCCTCTAGCTTGTTCTCAAATTCTCTAGGTGTAAAATCATCTAGTTGGTTTGGTGTTAGATTAAGCCAACCAAAAGCAATAGCCTCTAAATCATCATAAGTGTTAGAGGCTTGCCTTTGTTCTATTTTCCCTTTTTTTTTGCCTTGTTCTTTGTAGGCTTTGCTAGGCTATCTTGAAATACTTTCAGAACATTATTCATAGCCTCCTCATCTTCATCAATTAAATCAGCTACATCATCTATTGATAAAACAAACTCTTGTTTCATTACTCTAGCTCCGTCTTTCATACCAGCCCAAACTAAAGCTAAGGCTTGTGTGATTGTCATGTTATCGCCTAGAGTTCCAAGCTCTGATAGTGTTGTGCCTGTGGCATCACTAAAAGCCCTAAGAGCTGCAAAGCCATATTTAATGGGATAATCTTGCCCAGCTATAAATACAGGTGTTGCTTTCATTTATTAGATTTCAGTTTCTTGTAGTACGCCATCTCCTGTTATTGTAACAGAAAAAGAGCTCTGATCTTCTGTACCACCATTAACTGATAAAGAGGTAACATAACCACCACCTGAATAAAATACATTTCCACTAGAAGCATCACTTACAGCTAGCTCTATATAAATTTTGCTTCTTCCATTTGTAGCGCCTCCTAACAAATCGAAAAGACTTCTAAAATCCTCATTTGTTTGTGATTCGTTTGCATATAAAGCATCTGATGATACACTCCATGAGCGAGTACCACCTATAATAGATTTCCAGCCAGCGCTGTCTTTTGATGTTTGGTCAATCTCATCCATAGAGATTTCTAAAGAGCAAGATGTAGAATACGCTATAATATCCTCATTTGCTCCTGTTGTACCTACTCGTAAAAGTAAGTCTGTTCCATTTACTAATCCTGTAGCCATTTTTTATTTATTTATTTTTGTTTGCAATTTACAATTTTTTTTTGTTTATAGCAATATACGAGCCTGAAAGCTAAGCCTTTTACTATAATATTTTCTAGCTCTGTTGTAGTCCTCGCTAGCACTTTCTAAAGTTATTCCATTTAATTTAACACTATTATAGCTTGCGTTCTCAGCCTCTTGTAATGCTTTAGATGATAGCTCTGCTAAGCTGATGCTACCACCATATTTATTTGCAATACATTCTAAAGTAAAATCTACTATATAAAGAGGAGCTGTTTCTGTTCTAGCTGTGCGCTTTATATTAACAGGATTAATAGCATCAAATTCATATACTATAGCCATAGTTGCTGAGGCTCTTTCTTTTAATGGAGCTGGCTGTATTCTGCTAGCGTCCATTCCACTCAAAGCCATTAAATCAGTATCATTTTTAAGTATATTAAAAATAACTTTTCCTATTTTTAAGCCCTCTGTTGCGCTCATTACTTTAGTTTTTTAAGTTTCTTATCTAACAAAGATAAAATTTCCTTTCTTAGTTTTTCCTGTGTTTGAGATTTGTTTTTATTGTATGCTCTCTCAATATTTAACCTCGCATCAAATTCTACATCATAAGTTTCTTTCCCTACCTCTACAAGATGCGCATGATAGCCTTTAAAATTACCATAGTAACGAGGCCCGATTAATATATATGGCCTACCTTTTTTATGCCTTATTTTTTTAATTATTCCTATAGACTTTGATAAGTTTCTAGTAACATTATTAATATTACTCCTTATATCTTTTATTATTGGTTTAGCTAATTTTTTTAAACCTCTTTTAATATCTGCATCCTTTAAAGCATTTTTGCCTAAGTCTTTTAGGATTCTATCAAGCTCCTTATCTCCTGTTATTGTTGTTGTAGGTGTAAGCATTAATTTGAGTAGGTGCTAGATTTTACAATTACATACTGATGATTAGCGTGTCCTTTAAATTGTATGCTTGTTATATTGTATTTATAAGTATCATACTCTATATGATCTATTCTATCTAAAAGCTCTGTTATGCTTTCAAATCTAAATGTAAATTCTATATTTTTCTCTATTGTAATTGTTTCAGCCTCTATCTTTTCTGATCCAGGCAACCATTTTATTTTAGCATACCTAGAGTAGCTAGTAGTATCTGATTCAGCAAAATCTCCGTAATCTGATTGTTGAGTTTCTGTATTTACAACAATATCTACCTTATATCTAAACTCGCCTGGATTCATTACCAAATATAATTTTTGTATTGTGTTATAATATGCTTATAAGCTAAAGGCATCTCATCAACTTTTAAATAGCTCACAGGGCTTCTGTTATCATAAAAATGTTGTATAAGCATATACATAGCTATTTTGAGAGTTCTAGTTTCGTCATCATTCTCAGGCTCTACACTATAACCTACCTCAATAGCATTTAATCTATCATATAAGCCAGGCTTGTTAATCATCTCAATTTTAGGCATACCCATATAATCTATTCGCCTATAATCTGTGTCCTCTGTTAGTGTTGTTAAGGTATTAGATGAGTTATAATATTTTACTTCTAATGTTAAGCCTAGCTTTCCTGAATATCTAAGCTGTATTAAGTTTCCTGTAGGCCATTTATCAAAATACTCTGTAACATCTAAATCTACTACAGCTGTATTAGTATCTTTTAATACTTGCATTCGAGCTATCTTAATAAGCTCAGTAATATAATCATTATCGCTAGAATGATCTACCCTAAGATACTCTTTAGCCTCAGTTAAAGATATAACCTCTGTACCTGAAAAATCTTCTATTTTTGCTTGCTGTGCCATAGTTAAATATTAAAAAAGGGGATAGGAATTAACCCACCCCCTTATAATCAATTAAATGTATTTATTAGATAAATGCTTTAGTTAAAGATATATCTGAGCCTGTTGCATGAGCAGCCAAACCATCATTTAATGATACTACCACTAAACGAGATAAACCTTTGTGTGCATCTGTATATCTGTCAGATATAATATCTAACCCTCCAAAAGTTGCTAAGTGTACATCAGAGAAATCTCCAAACAAACAAGCTTGCGTATCTCCATTACCTACATTAGATGAAACATAATAGTTGTAACCATTTAATACACGACTAGCAAAATCAGCAAAAGCTCCATTTGTATAATCAGTTCCTAACTCAGCTTTTAATTTAGCTAGTACAGCTGGATTAACTAAGTAAGCAAACGATCCAGCGGCTGGATTGTAGTTTTTAGCTAATATGTTCTCCTCCATGTTAATAATATCAGCTACATCTACATTTGATGCAGCTGTAATATCTGTTGCAGTTGCATAAATTGAATCAGGTGCATCATCACTTAAATCAGTTTTACCTAGCAAAGCCTTTTCCCAAGTTGCAGTTATTGAGCGTGCCATGTTACGCTGTAGAGCTGCTTCTGCTGATGCGTTTTGTGTCATCATCTCAGCACTCATTTGTACAACAGAGATAAGCTTTTTAGGGCTTAGTGTTACATTTGAAATTGCACCATCAGCATCCTGACCAGAGCCTCCATTTTCTGCTAAGTAACCTGAATCAATATCTGCAATAATAGGAAATTTTCTATCTGCTGAAATACCTGAGTAAAAATTAGCTCCAGCTTGAACAAGTACAGAGTTAGCTTGTAGTTGGTCTACAAAAGATGCAACCTCTGTAGGCTTTACATTACCTGATGCAGCTGGTAAATCTGCACGAGATTCTAAAGCAATAGATGGAATACCTACCCCTCTAAATAATCGGCTTTTGTTTTCGTTTCGTGCTTCTTGGTGGAGTTCACGAACAATACCATCCATTTGACCATTATACGCTGCTGTTGCTGCTGCTGTAAATGAGAAACGCTTTAAATCTTTATCAGACTTAGCTACATTTTGAGTAGAGAAAGTAACAGGTGTTACAGGTGTTTTTGTAAGCTCCATAGAACGCTCTAATCTTTTAATTCGTGCATCCATATCAGAGGCTACTTTTTCGCTCTCATCAAATGCAGATTGCTCATCTGTTGTAAGATTTCTATCCTCTTGCTCAGCTACTTCAATAAGTTGCGTCATGTTAGAAAGCGCTTCAGCTTTCTCATCCTTTAATTGTTTAATTGTCTTTTTCAATTTTTTAATTTTAAAAGTTTGACTTTGTTTTTATATATATTTGATTTTTTAGGTAATATAGTTTTTTTAAAGTCATCTAATGAACGAACTGCTGCTGATGTTTGTGGATATGCTGGCCTTGTAACTAAGCTAACATCTATTAGCCTTTTTACCTCCTGGACTGTTCGCACATAACCTCTTTCACTTTCTTTCCATTTGTCTTTATCTACTATAAAACCGAAACTCATTTTATTTATATCTCCTCTGCGCATAAGCTCAATAGTATCTTTTGCTTGTGAGGTGTTTGGCATTTTTATCTCAGATACTAAACCTCTTTCATCTACTGAGAGCTTTAATGTGCCTGAGCTAGTTCTACCGAATATTATATTCATATCGTGGTTAAATACAGCCACAACATCATCATTAAGTACATTATCAAAGGCTCTATTGTCAATCTTCTCTTTGAATCCTCCTAAGTCCTCGCTTAGTGAATCAAATACTGCTGCATAACCTTTTACTATTGTACTACCATCATCTGCCTTATCAAATCGGCACTCTGCTAAATTAAATTGTCTTATCTCCGTTTTCTCCATTTTCTTTATCTTGTTTAGGTTGCTCTTTTACCTTTACATTCTTAGGATTTTCTTTTGTTGAATCGATCATATTCATAGGGACATAATATACATCTCCTTTATCTATATCGTTCATATTCTCCTTTCTCCTAATCTCATTTGGGCTAATAGCACCTACATTAAATAAGCTTTTATAATATTCTGCTCTACTTTTAGCATCTCCTCTAAGCAAAGCATTTACATTATGCTCAAAGTATGTATTTACTTTATTACCTTGAAATATCAATTTTTTGTTAAACTCTGCCTCTACTTTTTTAAGTATAGGGCTAATACAATAATTTAAAAACTCTGTGCTTTGATGTTCAATATTGCTAAATGTAGCTCTATCTAAATCTGCTAATAAGTGAGGAGGCACACGAAATATACGAGCTACCTCTAAAATGCTGAATTGTCTAGTAGTTAGGAATTGCGCATCTTGTGGAGAAAGCTGTATAGGTTTGTAGTCCATACCCTCCTCTAATACTGCTGTTTTAAAGCCTCCAGCATAGCCACTATGATAAGTTCTGTGCCATTGTTGGCTTAATGATTGCATAGCATCAGCGCCTAATTGTCCTGGATGCTTTAGCACTCCTGATATTTTTGCACCACTCTCAAAAAAGTTTTTTCCGTATGTTTGTGCTGCAATACCTAAAGCTATATTATCCCTCGCTGCTGATATTCTGCTTTTACCTATATAGCCATCTAAGGTTAGATCAGGTATGTGTAATATATCACTAGCATCATATATACCCTGATTCCTTACCTCATATACTAATCTCCCCCCTTTCTCTTTTACTTGTACATCATCAGGATGTAAACAAGTTAAAGCTATAGCTGTACCTACTCCATCTCTTTGTATATAAGCATAAGCATTACCATACAAAAGCAAAGTATTTATAAAATATTCAAAAAATATGTATTTTGTTTGATAACCATTTGGCTCATTATTAACCAAAAATTGTAAAGGGCTATCTGTATATATCTCTCTACCTTTGTTTGTTTTCTTGTAATAATTAAAAGGCAGTTGTGCTATTGTTTCGCTTATTACTCTAACAGCTGCATATACTGCGCTAAATGTTAAAGCAGTTTCAGGTGTTACAAGTACATCTTTAGAGCTAAGGTTTAATCCCATAGCATAATCTACATAATTACGCTTTTCAGGCTCTATTTTTTTAGCTCTGAATCTGTCAAAAAATCCCATTAAATCTAATTTTTTTGCAATTTACGAATATTTTTACTATAAAGCAATAAACTTAAATAGTAAAAAAGCCCTTATTATCTCGCTTATATTTACTAACTATAGGAGCTTCAGAGTACATCTCCTCTCCTACTGCCATACACAAAGCCATAATTGTATCTATTTTATCAGAGCTTTTAGCCTTGTTAGGCTTAATATTTCCAGCTGGATCGGTTTCAAGCTGCACATTTGCAAACTGCCACCTTATCACAGGATCGTTAAAATATATAAAATCCCTAGTCATTATTTTGCTCTCTATCTCCTTTGCTGATGGGCTTAATGACTTATAACCCATACCAAAAGGCGACATTTTAAGTCCCTCCTCTATACATTCAATCACTAATTGGCTACTATTCCATCTATCAAATGCGATACTTTGCACATTATACCTCTCACAAACCTCAAATATTTTAGCTTTTACATAATTGTAATCGGTAACATTACCTGGAGTTATCTCTAAATAATCTGCGAATTGTTGGTAGTTTATGCCGTCTTTTCCTCCTGTTCTGCCCTCATATTTATCCTCAGGTATAAAAGTCCAATGTTTGCAAATAATTTTTTCGCCTATTCTCCAAGCTAAAACTAGGCTAGTTAAATCTCTTACAGATGCTAAATCTAGGCCACCATAACACACACTATTTAACAAAATATCTTCACTTATAGTGTCATCACAGGCTAATATATCATAATCTGCAAGCCAAGCTGTTTCGCTACCTGTCCACAAGTTAAGATGAAGCCTTTTCATTACATTCAAATAAGAGGGCTGCGATAGTGCTTTTTTAACCTCTCGCTCCATATATGAGCGCTTTAAAGATACATCTAAACCAGGATTAGCTTTTGCCCAAGTTTCAGGATTTTCAATATCATCATCCTCATCAGCCTCAAATATCACAGGTAAGAACTGATCATCTTCTAAAATGCCATCTCTTACATTACAAGCATATTTATACATCCTATAGCACGCGCTAAACTTATCATAGCCAGCTGTAGTTATTGCTATTGATAAAGGTTGCCTCCTTGCTCCTGTAGATGTTTCTAGTACTTCCCAAAGATTTTCAGTTCCGTCATCAGTCATACCATGCAGCTCATCATAAATAAACCCAGCACTATTAAAACCATGCTTTGTGCTTGTTTCTCTACTTATGGCCTTATAAAATGAGCCTTGTGCATTATATACAATACTATTTTTAAATATCTCAACATAGCTCTCTAGCTTTGGATTGTTTCGCACCATATCAGCCACTACTCCATAAACAATTTTAGCTTGTTCTTTGTCATTTGCAGCACTATAATACTCAGCTCCGTACTCATTATCTAAGTACAACAATGTTAAAATAATTGCAGCTGCTAGTGTACTTTTTCCATTCTTTCTAGGGAGAAATATAAAAGCTGTTCTGTATTTTCTACTATCATCTTCCTTATTTTTCCAACCAAATAAGGGCTTTATGATTTGTTCTTTTTGATATTCCTGTAGTATAAAAGGCTTTTTTGCTAGCTCGCCCTTTGTATGTGTTAGATGTGTTTCTATAAACTTAACAGCCTTGTTAGCTGTTTCCTCATCAAAATAATATTTATTCAATTTCAAATCTTATTTTACTTTGTAGACTATGTTTATCTATTCTAGGCCTTTTGTGCCTATTCCATGAGCCACCACCAGCAAAGCCTATTTTTTTCCAGCCACTCGCTTTTAATGATGTGCCTTTTTCTGTATTTAAAATATATGTTACTAGCTTTTTATAACCTAAAGCTCGAGCTGCACGCCAAGCAGCTGAGTATAATTTAGAACATACATTTTTAGAGCCATCTGTTGCTAATCTTGTTACTTCTGCTGTAAATCCGTCTTGTAAATTTCTAGCTACAGGCCTACCTACAATTATCACTCCTACAATTTTACCATCTATAGCAGCAGCTATTTGAAATATACTACCTACAGGAATTTTACTATGTCTATGATGCCTTTTAACAAATTCTTTAGCTTCACTTTGGAAAATCGGTGTTAAATATAAACTCATATTAATCTAAGTTGAGATTGGTGATGTTTTAATCGTTTCATTGCTGCATTATAATACTCTGTATCTAACTCACAAGCTGTTAAATCAAAGCCTAAGTTATGGCAAGCAATAGCTATTGAGCCACTACCTAAATGAGTATCTAGTATTTTATCACCTTGTTTAGCGTAATTATCTAAAACCCATTGATATAATGATATTGGCTTTTGTGTTGGATGAATAGTTTTTTCATTATATATTCTTTTATCACCATGATTAAAACCAGCGTTAGCACAAACTACCATTTTAGCTACTTTATCAAAGCTAGTGTATGCTAATTCAAAATGTGAAAAATGCGTACCTTGTAAAGGCTGTTTTTTATCCCAACAAATCCACCCTCTATTTTCAGGTAAATCATCAGTAAAATAATTACCACCCCAAACAATCTGATTTTTACTAACCCTAAAAAGCTCTTTAAAATATTCTTTTGATGGCCTTACATTAGTATATAATTTTTTATCATCTTTTTCATATCTAAAATTATATTTTTGGCCACCACCATAAGGAGGATCGACAATAGCCAAATCAAAATGATTATCTTCATAGCGAGCCATAAGCTCTATGTTGCACTCGTTTGTTATTTTCATAATCTAGTTTTTAAAGTTTAAAAGTATTATCTACAATTTCAGGTGCGTTTATTCTTGTTCTAGCTGATGGAGTAAGCCCAAACTGACACGCTATCTTTAACGCTTTAGCTAGAGCATCGTTTGCAATTCTTTGCTCAGGCTTTGCCTGTCTTTTAGTTAGCGCTCCATCTTCATTAAAAAACTCATCAATGCGCCCAAGTGTTTTTAGCTTCTGTTCCATCTCTACATATAAGCCCATCTCGTTAGCGTAAGCAGTAACTAAAGATAAATCTACTAAATGTAACATCCTCTTGCTGTGTAGCTCTGTGCAAACTATCTCATATTCACGCTGTCCTTGTTCACTTAATGGCATAGGTGGCTCAGGAATGTTAGCAAGCCTACTAACTTGCATCTCATTCTCGTTAACTCTGCAAGGCTGGTCTGTTCCAGCCATACGCTTTAGAGCTGTTGGTTTTGGTGGTCTGCCTTTAGCCATTGTCAAATATTATTCCTACATAAAGAATTAAAAAAAACAGGCGTAATTCTATAG